GAAAAAAGCTAAAAAAGGCTTATTAGATTAGGAGATATTATGGGTGACGGATTACTAGATTTAACTACAAACAACTCAAAACAGGCGCGTCAATATACTTCACCGCCTAATACATCATTTGGAACAGGATTACTTAATTTATTAAGTTTCCTTGGTATTGACCATGAACAGAAATATGCTCAACCATACTTTTTCGGTCAAGACTCAGTTGCATCAGGTGGAAGGTCACCTAATTATCCCGAATTTAGAACATATAATGATGCAGCAGAGTACAACTATCCTGCGCCTACTATTGCTGACTACACAGCTTATGATGGTGCGTTTGATGAAGAAGGTTATGACAAAGCAATGATGGAATATCATAGAGCGCGTTCAGAACATCCTGAAGGCGGGGATTGGTAATATAAATTGACAACACAGACCGTCAAATAGGGATATAATGAAATTATGGCTATAAATACGTTTACTACACTAAAGACAGCAATAGCTGATTTTCTCAATAGAGACGACCTAACATCGGCTGTTGATAACTTTATTGCATTAGCAGAAGCTCAGATTAACAGAGATATTAGACATTGGAAGATGGAAACTAGAGCTAGCGGTCAACAGAGTGCTGATGATGAATATTCACAGATACCTGCTGACTGGATGGAGACTATTAGGTTTCATGTCACAGATAATGGCACATCGCCTCTTAATCTAATCTCTAGAGCGGCTATGGCAGACAAGAGAGCATCTAATAATGATGCTGTAGGAACGCCAACACATTACACACACGCAGATGGTCAATTTCAGTTTTACCCAACACCATCTGCTGAAACAAACACAGAATTACTTTACTACGCTAAGACACCTGCTCTTAGTGCGAGTAATGCTGATAATTGGCTTTTACTAGAAGCACCTGATGTATATCTCTACGGAGCGTTATTACATTCAGCACCGTATCTAGGTGAAGACGCGAGAATCGCTGTATGGGCGCAGATGTATTCTGCTTCCGTTGCACGATTAAATGAAGTATCTGAAAGCGCTAGATTTAGTGGTTCAGGTTTAAAACTTAAAATAAGAGGTCTTGGTTAGACCTAATAGGATAAACAAATGTCATTTACTAACTTTTTAGAAACAGAAATCTTAGACCATGTGTTTGGTGGTTCAGCTTACACAGCACCTACAACTTTATACTTGGCTTTATACACAGCAGCACCAGGTGAGACAGGTGGTGGTACAGAATTATCAGGCAGTGCTTATGCTCGTCAAACTGTAGCATTTACTACATCAGGCAACACCACTTCAAATAATGCGGCAGTTGAATTTCCAACAGCAACAGCTTCTTGGGGTTCAGTTACTCATGTAGGTGTATTTGATGCGGCTACAGGTGGCAACCTAATGGCTTACGCACCACTAACAATTGCTAAAACTATTGATTCTGGCGATGTATTCCGTATTCCGAATGCTGACCTAGATATTACTCTAGACTAATGTTATACAATCAGTGGAAATACAATAGAGCTAAGTATTCCACTGCTGACCTAGAAGACGGTACAGCGCCTATAACAGCTACTAGCTCGTCAACTTGTAATGCTTATGTGTTTCAATATGTAGAGGGTAGCGCTCAGTGTAATGCCACTGCAACATCTACATCGGATAGCCAAAAAGTAAGAGAGTCAGGCTCATTAGTTATGGGAGACTCAGTAGTATCAGTCGTTTATGTTCGTAAGCGCAATACTACAATGATTTCTTACGCTCAGAGTGGCTCTTCAAGTAGTTGTGTAAGGGTAGTTGATGCTAGTGCTACATCTAATGTTAGTTCTGCAACATCTAGTTCATCAGAGAGAATTAGAGAGTCTGATTCTACTAGCGCAGCGACAAGTTCGATAACTTCTAATGCTTCAACTACCTACACTACAGGCGCTATTATTACTAACACTGCTACAACTTCTTGTACTAGCAACAGAGTTAAGCACTTTACTGTAAATTTATTAGGCTCTTCTGCGACATTTACGATTGGTAGAGAGAAGTGGGAAGTTGTTTCACCTACAGGCACTACTTGGTCTACAATATCAGAGACCTCACAAACTTGGACAAAAATAGCAGCATGAGTTTAATACCACTACAATTACCACCAGGCGTATATAGAAATGGAACTGATTACGAAGGCTCTAATCGTTGGAGAGATTCTAATTTAATTCGTTGGCATGATAGCTCAATGCGTCCAGTTGGTGGATGGACAACAAGAACAACTACAGGTGATTCTATCTCAGGTCTTTGTAGAGGAATGATAGGTTGGGTAGATAATAGTGACAATTCAAATTTAGGCATTGGCACAAATACTAATTTGTACTATGTAAGTGAATCAGGCACTACATCAGATATAACCCCTACAGGATTTACAACAGGCGATTCAGATGCTACCGTAAATACAGCTTATGGCGGTAACTTCTACGGTACTGCTAATTATGGTCAAACAAGACCATCTTCAGGCGTATATCAAGAAGTAACAACATGGTCATTAGATAATTGGGGCGAATACCTAATAGCAATGACATCTGATGATGGAAAGTTGTACGAATGGCAGTTAAACCCTTCTAATCCCGCAGCAGTTATCACTAACGCGCCTGTAAATAATAGAGCAATGATAGTAACAGAAGAACGCTTTATCTTTGCTTTAGGGGCAGGTGGAAACCCTAGAAAGGTTCAATGGTGCGACAGAGAGAATAATACTGATTGGACACCAACTGCTACGAATGAGGCAGGTGACTTTGAGTTACAGACAACAGGCGCTATTATGTGTGGTGTAAGAATGAGAGGAAGAACTCTAATCTTAACTGACAATGATGCGCATATAGCCACATACCAAGGACCACCGTTTGTATATAGCTTTGAAAGAGTAGGTACAGCATGTGGAACAGCATCAAGAAAATCATTAATAGCTATTGATGAGGGTGCGTTTTGGATGGGCAGAAGAGAGTTTTATATGTTCGATGGCTCTGTAGCTAAAGAAGTGCCATGTGAAGTATCAGACTATGTATTTGATGATATTAATTCAGACCAAATCACTAAGGTATATGCGGTACATAACTCTCAGTTTGGTGAAATTTGGTGGTTCTATCCATCATCAGAATCAAATGAAAATAACAGATATGTTGCTTTTGACTATAAAGAAGGGCATTGGGAAATTGGCACATTAGAAAGAACAGCAGGAATTGATAACGGTGTATTTAGAAATCC